GCCGCTTGGCAAATCTTCAATACCAAGGAACGGATCAAATCTAGTAGCGTTAAACAGATCAGGAGACGCCACATCAGGCGTAGGCGCACCAGATCCACTAAATACGTCGTCAACGTATTTGTAATCTGATGGTATTACCGGGCTTTCTGCAATGATCTTTTCAATTCCAGTTGTTCCGGCAGGAATGTCTGAGTTTCCAGCGACTAATTCATCTACCAGTGTAGATTGTGCCAATGACGGATCAAAAGTTGGAGCAGTTCCGCCGCCTACATTACCTGTAAACAATTCATCAACAAATCCAGCGGGGGCTGTATACCACGCATCTGCGGGGACAACGTCAGTGATGTCAAATCCAGATGTGCTGGGCAGCAAGTTCTGAAGCGCCATCGAGGTGCCATACGACAGCGCCGCTGCTTTTAACGCATCACCAAAATCACCTGGGCCGTATGCGGCTTTGGCTCCGCTTACCAGTGCTCCAGCTATAGGGCCACCTATAAGAGAAGCGGCAACCCCAAGCAATGGGTTGGAGTAAACAGAATTGGTGAACCTCTTCCAACTAGACGGTTCCTTGTAAGCCGTTTGGAAGTAGGTTGGAACATCGTCAATGAAATCTAGTCCGTATCCAATCTTGACGCGATCAGCAGCACCTCGGCTTTGAAGAATGTTCTCCTTGCCTTGATATTCGCCGTACTGATCGACCTTTAGTGGTTCTCCGGTTTCGGTGTTTACATATCCGGACTTTTCAAAGTAATAGTTCCCGTCTTTGTCTTGCTTGACTGCCGACGAATCAACATAGTTCCCACGAGGATCGATAAAACTATCCCCTGTGTAATTAGACCCACCTTCAGAGTCGTACCCTCCGGGAATCAAAGTAAGAGGGACTTGTTGGGTTCCTTTGTCAACTTTGTATATGTCCGTGATGCCTGACTCAGCAAGCTCCTGAGCCATCAGCACCATGCCCTCATTTGCCGTCAGGTCAGAATGCGGCCCATATAGTTTGTTTGCAAACTCTGGATTAACCTTGGCAATACGATCCCGCTGATCTACAAGCTGGTCGTAGATTTTTTGAGCAATTTGATTTAGCGAGTTTTCTCGTGTAAACCGATCTACACGAGGAGGTTCTGGGGCCGGGTCGAAATCCCAACCAGCAGATGAACCATAATCACTCGGAGGCATTACACCGTCTCCTTAATAAGGTCCTGATCCACTTTCCCCGGATCAGTCTCGTCGGTTGCATGAACGCAATACCACACAGAATCTGTGTGAGCGGAGATCTTGTGGTTGCAGTTTTTGGGGATAGTTATACAGGCTGGTGCTTTGTAAAACATTGATTCACCATCAACCTCAACGACAACCATCCCCTGCGCCAAAATACTGATGTGGTCATAGTCATGCAAGTGCTTGGTCACCCAATGCCCAGCAGGAATCCGCATCTCTTTGGCGTAAACGCCATCTGCGAAGTGATGATGGATTCCAAGAGGTTTCATGACTAGTCTTGCGGGCGTTTAAACTTATTGGGTCAGATCATAAAACGACAGCGATCCAACAGCATCGCCTGTCGTGGCACCTGAAACAGTTCTGATTGCCACTGTGTAAATGTCACTCACCCCAGCAATCGAAGCGCCCAACTGCAAATCAAAGTTGTACCCCGTTGCAGCAGCCAGTCCGGGTGTGCCTCCAGCACCAGAAGCTGTCGTATAGTCTGTCTGGACAATCGACCCGCCCGTAGTCGCAGTGGCAGCAACATCAAACTCAACATTAGAGTCGGTGGGTACAGCAGACCAAGAAGCGCCCGTCAGGGTTGGGTTCTTGATCAGCGCCACTTCGTAGTTCTGACTCGTGGTTGGCAGCACTTGTACTCGATTGGGGAGCACAACCGCTCCTGTTCGCCCAGATGCCAAGCGGATAGACACCAAGGGCAGGAACGTCGTTCCAATAGTCGTCAGTACACTCGTTCTACGCGCCACATGATCAATAGATGTCTGCTCAAATCCGCCCTCTGATACCACCGAGCAGCAAATTGCCTTCATCGATGCCGCAACCGCAGAAGTGGTAACAATCTCATACCTGACCGGCAGGATTGCTGTGGTCATGTAAACGTTCGTAATTTCGTTGGCATTGTTGAACGTGTGGCAGGTGATGTATTCACCATTAATGATGAACCCGCAACGAACAGAACCAACACCCAACCACTCAAAATCCATCCACAAAATCTGCGCCTTAGATGGATCAAGCGTATAACCTGATGCCCCGTTACCATTCAGCTTGTCACCATTCCAGTCGCTTTGGTTTACGGTTCTAGCGTTCGATACAGAGCCTGTGACATAAGAGCGCAGCACAAACGAATAAGTGCCGTCTACCCTCTGGAAGAAAACGCCGTTCTGATCGTTGTAGTAGCCCACCCTTTGGGTGAGGTTTAAACTCATGCTGCTGTCCATTACGAACGTAGCAAGCACCAGCAAACCTTTTCCGGGTTGGTACGGAAACGAACGATATGACTGCCGAAGTACCGAGCCTACGCCTGCCCCAGTAACCTCCATCTTGACCGCAGCTTCGTTGGTCAGGAAGGTGGTAGTTCCAGTGCCGGTCGTAGAAACATCAAACTGATTGTCAGCCGCGTAGCGGTTTTGGCTGTCGAACAAAGTATAGGGTTGACTGACACGCATCCGACCAAATGCGTCGGCAGCAGTGCCAGCAGCGTAAATCCCGTATGGACCTTGAGCAGCCACAAGTTCCCTCAAAACATTATCAATCTGGTTGAAGTAGATCCGGAGGATGTTGTTGTATTGATTTTGATACTCGTTGCTGTATTGAGTTGGCGGAAGAGGAAGTGCTGGAGCCTTAAAGTTGTAGGTAAGGTTGTTCATGGACCACCCGCAACTCCATAACCTGATCCGCTTCCATCAGGCTGCAAATCTAAACGCATCGAGCCCAACTGCCACCGGACGCCCAAATCAGAGGATTCAAAACGAACCGCAATTTGACGACCCCTTAGTCGGATATAGACTTGCCCTGTGAAGGCTTCTATTGGCACGGTTGCCGTGCGGACTACGGTCGCATCTGCGTTACTGGATGTTCCACCTATCGAGGCGGGGGAGATATACCCTGATCCAGAGTTAGCAAGAGGTTTGAGCGTAAGAGTACCAGAAGGCGATACAGCAGTCGATCCCCTGAATGTCACATCAGGGAGAACTCGCCTCACAAACATGAAATTGTCGCCATCATCCAGGTCTGTCTCAGCAGATTCTATATATGACTCAATAGGCAACGGAGTTGCTGTTTCATTGTCATCAACCCCAAATTCATGATCTACAAGATTGTTGCTGTAGGTTGCAGCAATCGGGTAGACAAGAATTCCGGAATCAAGCCAAGCAGTTCGACCAAGATTTCCGTAGTACCAGATGTCCTCAAGGTAGTTGTAAATGACGTATCGGTCAATTACTTCCGAGTTGGCACTAGGATAAAACCACCAGACCTCGTTGAAACCTTCATTTGTTCCAGAGCAGATTTGCTGGAACTGATTGATGTTGATGTCTGAGAAGACATACTGCCGAAGGTTGCAGTTGAGGGTCTTAGTTGTTCCGCTGTAAACGTAGAACTTGTCCACGCCCATCCAGAACGCCACACCGTTTGCGTAAGCGACTGCGTTTTGACTGGTGATTGAAATGTTTTCACCGACAAGCTGAGCGCCCCAGCCAACAGGAGCACCTAGGTTTTGGAGCGCATACAGCGCCGCATCAGTCCAAACCAGAACTTCTTGTCGAGCCTGCACGGCTGTAATGATCTGCGAACCCCTGGACAGCCGCAGACTACCTGCTTGGTTGGTTGCAGAAGGAGTCCAGTTCAGCGCATCTTCCTGATCCGACCAGCGGATCAGCATGGGGTCAGCAGAAGACCCGCCATAATCATTGCAACCAAATGCGAAGACGAACCGGCTGATGTCCGAAACAAGAATGTAATTCTGTATCGTTGGAACATCTGAGGCTCCGGTTTCTGTGGAAAGATCAACCCCGTGAGTTGTTGGCCCTGCGGAGGTATACCAGTAATACATTCCGCCAGCACGAGGCCCAAAGATCAGATCTTCACCAAAGTTTGATTGAGACCAAAGTCGGATTGGGCTTGTTACTGATCCGCCTCCCCATCCACCAAGACCCCATCCGCCAACACCCCATCCAATTAGAACAACTTGAACAGCACTTCCGGTGTTGATTTCATACTGAACATCTGCCGTGACCGAAGGAGTTCCAGAGCTTGTTGCGGTTACAGGAGAGACGATGGTGTAATTGTCTACGTCAACAACTGTGACCTGAAAGTTCCCTTCAAGGGATGCAGCAGGAATGCCGTTTACAGCGCCAGAGACATTTGAAATCGTTACGAAGTCGCCTGTTATGCAGCCGTGGGCAACGTCGGTCACCTGTACCGTGGTTGTTCCATTTGTTGTAAACGGGTTGGTTAGTGGAATGACAGCAGTTCTGTATGGGGTGATGTCGTAATACTGCCCGCCATCCTGAACGTAAAACTTGAGGTTTGTTCCAACCCCGACAAGAGGATACCCGGCAAGAGTTGCCCATGCCCACAAAGATCGACATACACCAAGATAGGTCTCAGTTGAGATACGGTTCCACCCACCGATTTTCTCAGGTGTGCCTTGCCGGAACCGAACCTTGTCACACGAATACCACCCACTTTCAGTGGTATAGCGCGTGTTCTCGCGGTTTACACCGGACTTAAAGGTGAGTTTTTTAAGTGGCATGGCTTAGGGCTTTACAGGCCAGACAACATCAAACGGGAACCCCGGTTGGGCAGGAACATCACGCAGTGCTTGGCGATAGTCAGCCCATGCTGCGGCGTTCACTGGGGCATCAGGAAGCAGCGTCCAGTCTGATTGCGCTAAAAGCGCGTCACGTTGCTTGCGTACAGCCGTGGCCTTTGCGTCGCGGATCTTCTGCTGCTCGTCGGCGGGAAGCTCCCTTACACCCCACACTTGCCTCCATGCGCTTAGGACCTGC